TTTCCGAACTTGGTCACGCTGTTCTCGAACAGTTTGATCGCCGTTGGTTCTGCGCTTGGGCGCACTCCCGGCAAGGTGAGCGTTGGGCCGCTTGGGGCTTTCACTTCGTAAGCTGTACCGACCAGATGCTTGGTGACAAGCGCCTTGATGTCCTCGAACTCAAAGTGGTCGCCCTCATTTTGGAATACGACCTTGGTCAGTCCACGAACTTTCTTCTTGCCCTTCACGCCGTTGTTCACGGTGTCAGGTACGCGCAAGACTCGGGACGCATCCGCAGTCACAGTCTGGTCAATGTCGAGCTTCTTTTGAAAGCACAAGCGCTTGAACGCCTCGGCCACAGGTTTCCACTCTTCAATGTCCACCGTGTCTTTGAACGGCCAGTAGGCATGAACGCCACCACCAGACGCGACCATCCAAGGGTTGCCCAGATCGGACAGCCCAACCTCATCAGCAAAGTGCATGATTGCGTGGACGGCAGCTTCGGCTGACGCGTAAGCTTTTTTAGAGATGACACCCGTTGAAGGATCGGGAATATCCTCGGGGTGATTGCAGTCAACATCAACGGCCAGACACTTTACGTTGCGCACGTTGTCCTTGACGCGGGTAGCTTCCTCGCCAAATGTACCAAGTGCAAAGTAAATGTCGTAACCGTTCTTCTTCCACAAGTCCAGCTTAGGCAACGCTTCCTCAAGCTGGTCTACGTACACGTGCTCTTTTTTCCGAGTAAGCTCTGCGAAGCAGTACTTACCGTTTCCCGGGGGCGGCAAAACCTCCGCTAGAAACTCAAGCGGTTGCATAGGTTACCTTCGGGTTGGATTAAGAGAAGTCGAGTTCTAGTTGACGTGGGTCTACGTGTTTCTCTTCAAGCCAGTTCTTTTCTGTGCGGCGCAAAATTTCAGTAACCCAGTTGGCGGGCAACTTGTCAGCACCAATCAGGTGGGCGTAGTTTTTGAGTTCTTGGTTGGTGAGGAATTGAGGTTGTAGACTTTGCATATTCTGATCCATGCTTCTTTTGCAGTTGAGGATGTTGCCATGATGGAAGTCATCAGGTCAACGCGTTGTTGATAAGCGACGAAGACCTCGCCTCCGGCAAACCAGTTGTAGATGGTCTGGCGAGTTACGCCCAAGGCGTAGGCAAGTTTCGTCACAGGAAATTCCAAGTGCACGGCCCATCGCCCGAGCGTACTGCCCGGGGTGCGCGGTGCATCTCGTACCAGTTTCTTTAGTTTGTCTGAGTAGGCCATAGTGGAATAGGGCGGCTTGCGCCGCCCTTAAACTTTACTCGTCGTCCCAGTCCGACACAATGTCGGCTAGCTTGCTTTTAGCCGCAGGAACTGCGGTGGTCTTGGCCGCAGGCTTACGCACTTCCGGCTCAGCCGCTTCCTCAGCTTCCACAGGCTCGGCCACAGGATACTCCTTTGGCGCTTTCTTAGCCTTGGGTGCTGGCGCTGGCGCACGCTCTTCTTCCTCTTTCATCAACTCGCCCATAGGACGTGTGCCAGTGAGTGCCAAGGGCTTCACACCGTCAGCCTGAGCCGCAGTCATGTTGATCGCTTGGGCAGCTTCCTCGGAGTCAGCTTGCGACTTGACCACGGCGTACTCGTCCTCAGTCAGCCAACGCACAGGGGCGAAGTGCAGCTTGGGCGACTCAGCCTTGGTGTCGAACTTCATGCGGGTCACGATCTGCTCGGGGTTGATCGGGGGGTTTTGCACAGCCAAGTAACGAACGAACGCTTGCAGTGGGCGCTTGTCGCCTTCTTCCTTACCGAACACCGAGGTGGCGGGCAGGGTCAGTTGCAACACAGAACCTTCTGGGTCGTTAGCCAGCACCACAGCCAAGCGCTGTTGATAGCGGCAAGCACGGCTGTTACCTTGACCCGAACCGGCTACGTTCTGAGGGCAGCTCATGCAGGTCGCGGCTTGCTTGTTGGCGGCTTTAGCGTCTGGGCGCTCACCGTCATTGCTCCAGCAGTCAGGAGGTGCGGCAGCAGCGTCCTTGTCGTAGGAGCCAGCGTAGAAGATACGGCTGACTTTGGGTGCAGCCTTGACCACAACCACGTCGAGGTGGCGCTCTTCGATGCTAGCCACTTCCTTACCGCCAGCCATCAGACGGAACACGCCGCCCTTGATGCTGATGCGCTTGGTCGTATTGACTGCGCCACCACCCATCAGGGCTTTGGCTGTGTCGGACAACTCGTTGTTACGAGCGAATGCGGGGACGGCTGCGCCGTTGAAAATTGCGATGTTACTCATTTGCTTGGCTTTCTTACAGTGATGTCGAACTCAGTGTTTGAGTTCAAACCGGGGGGAACAAGGGTTGGGTTTTCTTCAAGAAAGTTCGCCATGTTAGTCTGCGCGATGCGCTTTTCCAACAGGTCAACTACTTCGTGTTCAATGATGAACCGCTTAAAGGAATCCCAGTCTTGGGTGGAGTACCGAGTCTTTGTCACCAAAGAGACTGTACCGTACGTAGTTTGCATAGACTTGACGCCCATCGCCTTCATCTGATCTTTTAGTGCAAACTTGATTTCGTCTTGCTGGGCCTTGAGCGCTTCCACTTGCGTGTCGTACTCCTTGGTCAGCGTGTCGATCTTCTCGCGAATCTTGCGGTAGATCTGCGCGAGTTTGTCGAGCGGGATTGCTTCTTCATCCATGTTTTGCTTCTCCTTTGTGGGTTAATTTTGTAAAGCGTTTGACAGTTTAACACTAGTTTTCCATCTTTGACAACTCCTTTTACGATTTAATTTCAGTGTCGAACATCTGCGTTAGCAGGGCGTGGTCGTCCACCTTGTTGACCAAGGCTTTGAACATTTTCTTCTCGATGGGCGAACCCTCGATGTGCACCACCGTCACCTTGTCGGAGTCCTGCCCCTTACGATCGGCGCGGGCAATACACTGAACGTACTGCTCAACGCTCATGAGCGGGCCGTAGAACACCACCGTGTCGGCAGCAGTTAAGGTAATCCCATGCGCGGTAGCTTGCGGTTGCATGACGAGTACGCGGGGGGTGGGTTCGTTCTGGAACCTGCGGATGATGTCAGCGCGTTTGGGCGGGGTGATGTCGCCGTGGATGCACTCGGTTGCGTACCCCTTTTTGGTGAGGTGCGTGATGACGGTATCAATGATGGATCGAAACAGTGCAAAGATAATGACCTTGCGGCTGGTCTCTTCCAAGATTTCTTCAAGCACGCTCAGTCTTGGTGCAGAGTCGAACTCCACAATCTCCTTGTCCTCGGTGTAGGCTGCACCACAACTGATCTGAAGCAGCTTGCTGACCGCTGCCGCCGCGTTGACTGCGGTGATTGTCTCGCCACCAGCTTGCACCAACAAGCGCTCTTTGAGCAGGTTGTAATACTTGGCTTGCTGTGGGGTCAGCGGCACGTCCCGAGTCATTGTCAGCACAGGGGGTAAGTCCAAGCACTGGGCTTTGGTGAACCGTATCGCAGGTTGAAGCGCCTCGTGCACTAACTGCTGTGCCTCTGGCTTTGCCGACCACTTGTACATGGTGAGCTTGTTCATCACTTTGTCGCGCCAGCCTGTGAAGAAGTGCGGCACACCGTCAGGGTTGACCAGCTTGGCAAGGCCGTAGGCATCCACAGGCGACTGCGAAGCAGGTGTGCCGGTCATCATCCACAGGTGCGTCTCAGGGCGCAGGATTGACTTGAGTGCTTTCCACCGCCGTGTCGTGATGTTCTTGTAGGCATTGGCCTCGTCCACGATGATGAGATCAAACCGCCCGTCAGCGATCACTTCCTGAGCGATGAGGTTCAACCCATCGTAGTTGGCGATCACAAACTCGTAGTCCTCTTGCACCATCTCGATGCGCCGAGTAGCCTGAGAGTGGTGCGCGACCACGGCAGAGCGGTGGATGATGCTGTTGTTCAAGTCACCGAGCCATGCTGACTGCATGATGGACAGCGGGCACAGGATGAGACAGCGCCGCACTTCGCCAATCGACATGAGGTAGTCTGCTGCCCACAGAGCGGATAGCGTCTTGCCTGTTCCGGGTTCGGAGAACACGAAGGCTTTGCGGTGCATCGTCAGGAACGATGCCGTCTCCTCTTGGTGAGCCATAGGCTTGTACTTGCCCGGCCAGTTGTAGCGCTTGGTGATGGGCGAAGGCACATCCTTGACGCCGAGGTTGCGTAACACACGGCACTCATCCAGACCCCAGTACACGGCGACTTCGTAGCCACCATCGACTTCGAAGACCTTGTGCTTGGGGATGATGTTGTACTTGTGTGGGTTGCGTGTGCGAAACAGTAGTGCTTTGTTTTCAACGATTTGCATTTGCTTCTCTTATTTATTGTCGCCTTGGTTGGCGCTCTTCGTTCTCAGTCGCAGGTTACTCGGCGTGGACTTGCCACCTTTGCGCAGGGGTTTGATGTGGTCGATGTCTTTACCGCTTCGATCAATACCCTTCTTGTCGTACATACGCCGAGCGCGTTGGCGCTCGTGCTGATCTGAGTCAGGGCCAGACTTGCCGGTCTTTAAATCCTGTTGATACTCTTTCTTGTAGTCGCGTTTGGTTGCCATGATGTTTCCTAGTGTTTGGGGTGGCTCGAACAAGTGGTGACGGGACACCACGGACATAGGGGCGAGGGCTTGGGGTTCCACACGTTTGCGCTCAGCGCTTGGTCGATACGACCGACACGCTCACGGTATTCCCACCATGCAGGTTCGGCCTCGTCCACAGACATACTGTACTTAACCATGTCGTTCTTGACAACAAAGAGCAGCGCAGCTTTCACCTTGCGGATGTGGGGCATGTGCTTGAACACCATCATTGCCATGAGTTTAAGTTGCTCACGGTCTGGGTACTTGTTGTTGCCGGTCTTGTAGTCAATGATCCACGCTGTCAGGTTCTCGTCATCTACGATGATTAAGTCGGCTATGCCGCGCACCCATACGCGAGAGTCCATCCAGTCCACAGGCTCCAACCGCTGGGTCAGCGCCATCTTGTACTCGCACAGCTTGCGTCCGGGCTTGGCTAGTAGCGCATCGAGTGTGTCTTTGATGAACTCGAACTGCCCGGGAAGTTCTGTTCCGTCTCGCACGTAGTCCTCGGCGGCTTTGTGTAGCTGGGTTCCGTATCGCGTAGCCTCGGTCTCTTGGAACGGGTAGTTCTTTAAGACCCTGACCTCTTGATAGC